TAATAACTGATTAACTTCAGCTAAATTCATAGTTAATATATGTTTTGATACTTTTATATTTTGGTCTTCTCTGTTTTCAGTTGTCATTCTATCTACCTCTAGTTAGTTATATTTATACATGCACAACTGTAATACATTACTGCAACCAGTGTCAAGCCTTATAGCTATCATAATTTTACTATCATTATTGACTTAATAACTTATTGAGTTCTAAAAGTTTAAAAACGGATAATGAGACACATGAAGGCAAATAAAAAAAATCAATAAATAGTTTATAATCATTCTAATCTAGTAAAATATATAGAAATATAGTGGTCATTGGTTGCTATAACCAGTGCTTTTTGTTTTAGAATATAAATAATAGTTAATTGCAGTGCTACAAGCGTTGCAATAGCTATCACTACCCACCCCCCTTCATAATATTACAAATACACCCATAGGGGGAATTTATTTTTCAGAGCCTATACGTGAGGTAGTCAGATTTTCTTTGCAAATTATTTTGACGAACCTAAAATACCATTAAGTTTGTCATCAATAGAATAGTCAACTGCGTGACCTAGAAAGTCTTCTGCGAAACCTAAGATAAACTCCCTGCCCTCTATATTATCATCTTTTACACTTACAGGCTTTTTGTCTGCCTTGTAGGTAACTTTTAGTTCACCATACTTATTTAAGTGTCGAATACCATCAGCTATTTCTTTAGCTACTTTCTTATTACCTTTAGTTTTACATAAGGCTTTAAGATATATAAGTTTATCATTGTTCATGTTCATTATGTTATCTCTATTAGTCACCCTATAATTTTCTTCATTACTTCATTATTACATATTATTTGATGATTTTTCTTATTATCAAACTAATAGTTGACTACTAGTTGGTCTATTTATCTAATAGTGGCACTTAGATATGTCTTATACCTTAAACCATGTATTGTCTTTATTATCATGTCCAAAGAATAGTTCTAATTCCTTGTTAAATAGTTCCTCTTTTCTTGTCTTAAAGGACATATCTTGGTCTTTTGAAAGCTGTAATATCCAATAATGACATGCCATTTGCAGTGCATCTATCCTGTCATCTTGCGATAACGTATTAGCACCCTTCTGTAATCTACTTATTTGATACATTAATTGATATCTTAGAGCCTGTTCTGGTGGATATAGGGTATTAGCACTCTCATAGTCCTCTCTAATGACACTAGCATCTATGATTATTCTATGCTGTGCAAATAAAGGTTCTAAAGTATCTAGTATTCTTCTGTGTTTATTACCAGTTTGTCTGATTAATTCTGTAGTACATGGGTAGTTCTTCATAAGATATGGCTTTAATAAGGCTTCAAACATACCTTGACCAAAGTTTTCCTCAATTAATATCTTCTTAACTTCATGTTTCTTAGCAACAGCTACTAGTTTAGATAGAGTATGCTCTGAATAACCAGAGTTAAAACCACCTGTATCAACTATATAGATATTACCATTTAATATTTTAGTAACACAAAAAGCTGTTTCGTCCTTACCTTTCCCACTAGGGTCGACAGACATCACACACCCAGTGTAATCTATCCAGTCTCCCTGTGTCTGCATGGGTCTATAATAAGCATCACCTTGTAATCCTACGTTAGGCAAGTCATTCCACTGTAACTCAGGGGAACTAGCCCATACGACCTTCTCAGGTGCAGTAGTAGGGTTTAAATTAAGAACTACTAAGTCTTTTAGTTTAAGAGGGTATCTATCTAAATCACTTAATGTTGTGTCTAGTTGGAACTGCATGTTAAAGCCTATACGACCATAACTAGCTTCTCTTTCTAATAAATCTTTTTCATCAAATCTTAATGGGTCAGTAGCATTACCTACTAAATCATGTTCCCAAGTGTTTGCAATAATAGGTGCAAGATTAGAACCATAAGATTTTAATTGTTTCTCACTAGGGTATCTAGCAGTCCAATATCTAATCTTATATCCTCTCTCTTGTAACTTATTATAAATACTTTGTTCTGTTTGTGGTGTACCTAAAAATATAGTTCTAGAACTTTCTGGTTTAACTATGGCTTCAAACTCTTTAATAGCTTCACCAAGTTTATCTCTCATAAACTGTGTCTGAGTATTTCCTGAAGTTTCTATATCATCTGCAATAATTAAGTCTGCTCTACTCCCAGTTAGCTGTGAAGTAATACCTAAAGATTTAACTGAAGGTTGGTGAGATGCTAAAGCAGGTGCAACATCAAAACTAATCTTAGATTGTCTTTGGTCACCTTTAGGCTTTAGATGGAGAAGTATTGGCATCTCCGATAGCAGTCTTAAACAAAACGTACTAAAATCATCTGCTCTATTTTTACTTGCAGACACAACTAATATATTTATTTGTGGGTCAAGTAATAATCTCCACAATACATAGGTTGACGTAATCCAACTTTTTCCAACACCTCTAAACGCACTTATAATTGTACGTTTGTCTCCATTAGCAATATAGTCTGCGATTGAATACTGCATAGTAGAAGGTGCAGGAAGTCTTAAATGCTTCCAAGTTAGATATAGAAAATTCCTGAAATCTTTCAGTTTTTCGTGCATAAACTCCTGACTTTATTAGTTATTTTTAACTAGTTTCTTTTCTGCGAATGGTAGTTCATTTATTAGTTCACCTAGTGGATTATCGTTTGTAGGAAGTCCATCAATACCATTATCTTTTAAAAACTGTCTAGCAACATTAAGGTCACTAGCTTTTACATCTTCATCTTTTACTTTCTTTAATAGCTGTTCTGCTAGTATCGAATGTAGTTCTATTAATTTATCTTTACTCATAATTATTTTTTCTTTTTCTTTTTTGGTGCGTCTGAAATAAATCTATCAAATAAATATCCCATAGCATTATCTATTGAACCGAATAATGTATAAAAAATTTTATCAATCATTTAGATAATCTATCCATGTGATGATAAATTCGACCAATAACTTTATCCAAGTCCATTAACTCTTGTTGTAACATCATAACGATAACTTGAATTTCAACTAAAGTAATAACAACCCAAGTTGCTAAACCCATTAATAATGTTCCTAATAAAGCAATCAACATTGTGTTAGTTTTTCTACTCATAGCCAATATAAAATAACTAATCCTAAAACAATCAGACAGTTTTTGTAGTTCTTACTTCTGTGAAACCAAAGTAAATCTAACGTATCTGGTAATGTCATTATATTTTTTCTATTGTTAATTCTTTGCACTCAAATCTGATTGCTAATTTTCTTTCATTGATGTCTGTAATATCTAAAGTTTGTAAACTTGTATAAGCCTGAACATATCCATTCATTACACATGAATAATGGTCGTCATGTTGTGATAATGTTTGATTGTCAAAACATTCTCCAGTTAAACTTGAACATAAATGAAGTATTAAGATAAACTTAATCACTAAACTGAAAGAAACCTATAACCCCTGCAATCAAACTTCCTAAAAATACAAGAACTGAAATTGCTCCTTTACCTTGTAGAACATCTTTTCTTAAAGATTTAACTTCTATACTTAATTCTTTAATACTGTCTTGAAGTTCCTTCATACGAAATGCACAAAGTTTCTCATGGCTTGAAAGTCTTACACCAGTTGTCTGCTCTGCAAACATTTGCACTGGGTTAAGTTTCTTTTTAGCCATTATATTAGAAAGTTATAGTTCCTGTACCTGCTGTCCATTTAACAACTGTGTCTGAACTAACTGCTGTTGCTGAATAAGTTCCTGTTATTCCAGTTTTTTGATTGTAGTCTGATGTTGAAATTCTTAAAATTACAACTCCACTTCCACCATTACCACTTGTAGCTGTTTGACCTGCACCACCACCACCATCTCCTTCATTTGTTCCACCAGAAGCACCAGGATTACCATTACCTGCATCTCCACCTTCGGCATAAGTTACTGAAGAACCAGTAATTGAATTTGTAGTACCTGCACCACCACCACCAATAGTACCAGTTCCACCATTAGAAGCTGAACCACCAGAACCACCACCACCAGAACCATAACCACTACCTGATGTT